AACCCGAGATCGGTAGCCTTTAGGTATTGGTTCATTGAACGAATAAGGGCTTCGACTCGGGAAACCCCCCAACCGCGCAATCTTGGTCTAATGAAGCTAGGTGCTTTGAGCCCAACCATACGCATCACGCGGGATTTATGAATGTTCTCCGAATAATAAGAATAAAACTCAAAATCCTGAGCCTGTATTTGTGGATCATAACCTTCGGTATTCTGCTTGTCCCAGAATAACTCCCACATGTCCACGGCCCGGAACTCGATATCAGTTTTCTCTGAGATTTGTGATAGATCCAGCGGCTCTTCCGGATCTTGATCGTCCACGAGGATAAGGATACCGGCCCCGCCGTAGAGCCTGTTCCACTTCTCTGCCCAACCCGCCGTACCGAGGTCATCGTCACGATCAACACTTATCTGTAGCTCCTTGATTTGCTCTTCATCGAGCTGCTTTGACTTGATTAGTACTCCGCCCCTAAGCCCGTCATCTACTGGCACGTCCACGATAGTTTGTACCAATCCAATTTCAACATACAATTGAGATAAAAGTTGTCTGAAGTTTGAGACGAGGTACCATCTAAGGTTTGTAAATGCTGTAGTTGAGTCTTCGACAGTTTGATATGAACCCCCGCCAGGAAAGCCATAAGAACCACCGAACCCAAAGTTACCAAAATAGTTTGGGTTATTAATTCCAATAGCTTCACCGAACCCGTTAGCAATAGCGTTTTCATTTGTAATAATTCTTTTCTGTTCTATTTCTTTGTCATTTAATAAAGAAGGAATGATCTTCGAACTTTTACCTATACGTTGTTTCTGTTTACGCTTCATTTCATTCCCCGTTATAGAACATCAAATATCGATCCAGATGTTGCAAGATTATTGAACGCTCCCGACAAAGTATCGACTATATCGTCGTGTGACTCTGGGTTGGGAAAGTTCTCTAGCTCATTAAAGAAATCATCATTCCACGGGGCTCTCAAGACAAATATATTTCCAGCCTCACATTGCGCGGATACTGGCTTTGCCCTATTGATCTTGTCCTTATTGAATACTTCGGTATGTACATCAAATCCAACAAGCATTCTAATGAAGTTCTCTGCCTCTGCGACACCTGCCGAGCCTGGGTCCTGTTGACTCATGATCTTAGTATTGTACCCGTCAAAAGCTGCAGTCTCTCTGATAAGTCGCTCCACTTTTAATGGGCTATCCCTCATAGATCTAAGATCCCCCACGACCCATGTGTTATTAGGATATTTATATAGTTTGAGCCCACGCGTCCAGTCCGGATCTTTATTGGTCTCGTTAGGTTTAGTAGCTGCACGATCCCAGAAGCGAATAGACTGCGTAAAGCCTGGCGGGATCGTATCGAGTATTGTAAACCATTGGCGCTGAAAGAAGGCTCCCGATATCGCCCGTACGTTCCAATTGCCTTCGAGTAATCGCATACGATCAACGCGGTTTTGGGCCAATAGATTTGCTAGATATCCTGGATCTTTATTCATAAGGATCTTATTGTCTTGAAGCTTTGAAGGAATGAATGTTACAGACTTTGGTTGAATTTCAATACCACGTCCGTACTGTTCATGGATCTGGTCTTTCGTGTCAGCCCATATGAGTTTATCATCGATTCTAATAAACCACCGCAACACCCCTGAGCGTTCTTTCAAAGGAAATCCGTCCTCCCCGATCCACCAGTCTATAAACCTTCTAACAAAGCTGTCTGGGTCGGGATTACATGTTGCTCGAATATATCCCGATACTCCTGAGTCTGATCTGTTACGAGACATCATATAAAAGAACTGATTCTCTGAGAAATGTGTGAGCTCATCAAAGCCGATATAAGGAATCTGTGATCCCTGCCAATCATAGACAGAATTCTCATGTTCTAGGTGGGCGAACTTAACCCGCATTCCACTGGGAAATATCCATTCGAGATTAGCTTCGCGTGGTCTGCCGTTATGAAATGGATAGATCTGTGAGGATTGTTGCCAAAGACCGCCTTCGTTTCTGACTTGCGTTGAGTTTTTCCGGAAAATCACGCACCCGAATTTAGAGTTGCTGTAATGCCTCAGCGCCTCGAGTAATAACGCGTATGATTTCCCACCACCAGCGGCACCGCCATAAATGATGATATCAGCAGGGGATGATAGAAATTGTTCCTGTGGACCTGGCTGAGGTCTGAATTCGACTATCTCCAACGCTTTGGCATTGTTCACTTAACATCACGGCCATTGTCAGGCAAATAGGTCATTACCTGAATAGCTGAACCGTCTGGTCCAGACAGTTCGATTTTCTCCTTCACCCGCCCATGGATACGCTCGAGCAAATGCATAAGAGTCTTTACTTCCCCTTTTTTGATATCCGATAAAAGCGCCGACACTACGTTTGTTTTGATAGTTGTTGGCTCTGTCTGCGTAATCTTTTGGAGGTCCTTTGGATCCGCGAATAGCACCTCGTTGAACAGCGACTCTATCTCCCGCATGCTAGCGTTCTTAACTGCCCGCTTAATAGGATCGTGAGCCTTAGCGCCCCTTGGGTTTGCTATCTGCCCTTTTACGAATGGTTTGCCACGCATTATTTATGCATTATCCCCCTACTTGGGAACATAAACTCGGCTTAGCGCGTTAAGCAACGCATTTTTTGCCGCATTATTTGCCGTATGGCTCCGGGAGTAGGATTCAAACCTACGGTAGGCGCCTTAACAGGGCGCGGTTTTAAATGTTATTGATGATTGACGTGTCACTCTTTAAACTTTCCAAGTAACAATTCGTCTTTTGTAATACTGAGTTCTTTGCAGAGTTTGGATTGATACTTCTCTGGAATTCGCACCCAGCCGTTTAGAAACTTGTTAAACGCTGATGGACACCAACCGATTGCCTTAGCGACTTCCACCTGTCTTTTTCCTTTTGTGAATAGTAGTTGTTTGAGTGTCATAAAATCCCCTTTTTCATTTAGAACATCATTTTTTAAATTTTATTGCTTAGTGTTTGACTTTGCCCTAGCATCAATGGTGTTGAGACCAATTGATCTAGTTCAAAGCTAATTTAATTTTTTATTTCATACCTCCTCCTTTTTTATTATCGAATCAGAAAAGCAACTTGTTGTTATTGCTCCATGTTTTTCTCTGTGATTTCCCTTTTCTTTAATTCTTCAACAGTCACACCGAGTGTCTCGGCGAGATTTTCCAAGTGTTTTTCTGGCAAAGGTTTCCAGCCATTGATGAAGACATTGATCACCGAAACGGGTGCATTGATTTTTTGAGCCAGTTCAATTTGCCGAATACGTTTCTTAGCTAGGTAGTCTTTGAGTTTCATTAATTTCTCCCTTTTATTTCTCTCATTAAAGGTGACAGTACTTTTTTATAAATCAAAGAAAAGGCCATAAGAACCATCAAAATCCTTAACTTTAAAAAACTCTGTTTTTTCATCGCTCATTCGTTTTTCTCCAGGGCCTTGCGGGCAATATCACCAAATTTTTCAGGATCTTTAGCTTCTATTCCCAAATTAGAATAGGCATAGACCTCCAAAGCAGTCTCGAGTTTTCGGACTCGCTCAATTAACCATTTTGTGTCCGTATAATCAATTCGGCTATGAATCCATTTGTCGGCTATTTCGTCAATTCGTCTCATGCGCCTAGCCCTTCTCTTCAGATTCGCCTGCCAATTGTTTCTCGACGAGTTGTTGAACTACCGAGCCATTGACTTTAAAAGACTCTTTGTAGCCGACCAAGATAGAATAGTCGGCCCAAACCTTCTCCCAATCAATAGGCCCAATTTCTCTAACATGAAAAATGGAATCGTTTGGTAATAGTGATTTATAGCACGCATCTTCGGTGTAAAAAGCTTTTAAATTTCCGGTACATCTATTTTCTGAAACCCAGAAAACTTTCGGCTTACTCATATCAGCCCTTCTCTTCAGCTACTGGGGGAGTCACTTTGGCAGGATCTTTCTGCTCTTCTTTCATCATTCTATATCTCATGCCATCGACCATTAAAAGAATGGTTTCTTTTTGTGACTGTTCTAGACTAGCAAAAGTCAACATTACTTTGGTTAAATTTAACCATTCATTATAGCCGATACTTGTTTTCTGACCGCATTTTTCACACGTGATCATTTCATTACCTCAATGCACGATTTATGAAAGATTCTTTTGTGCCCGTCTACTTCGGCTTCGATAAAGTGATTGCCACGTAATTTTCTACCGCATTCAAAACAGAATCGAACTCTTGGTTTACATATATGTCGAACTCCCTTGCTTGGAATAGTTCCACATTTCTGACACATATTCATTTACTACCCTCCTCGTCCTGAACAATTGTCATACGCTCCAGCTACAGCTCCCGCTCCTGCTCCTGCTCCTGCTCCTGCTCCCGCCCAAGATCCTGCTCCAGCTCCAGCTCCCGCTCCTGCTCCTGCTCCAGCTCCAGCTCCAGCTACAGCTCCCGCCCCTGCTCCTGCTCCAGCTCCCGCTCCTGCTCCTGCTCCTGCTCCTGCTCCCGCTCCTGCCCCAATCAAATCCGGTTCTTAATTGGCTTTGGTTCATTTTTGTTCTCGTGGAAGTTTATGTGGCCATTGAAAAGCCTGAACTAATGAGCCTCGTCCAATGATAAGTTTTCCAGAAGGATAGGGTTCGACTTCGCTAAACTTACCATCTTTTATAAAGTCGGCAAACCGCCCAGTGTCGGCAATCCAAGCAGCATCTTCTAAAATCAGTTCGTCTTTCAGAACTTCCAAAAGTTTCCCGGTATAATAATGGGTCACAGTTTGAATGAAATAATTTTTACCTATTTCATAAGGATGTTTTTGAACCCTACTTGAGCCAACAGCACTTTGAATTTCTTTTAGCTGGCCAAGTGTTAAACTTTCTATATCCATTTTATTTCTCCTTTTTAATTTCATTGTCCTGAACAATTGAAGCCCAATGTTCGAGGGCTATTTTTACTTTTTTATTAGCACACAAACATTCTCCGCCATTGTGCCATGGGCAGATGCAGACGGATTTAAACTTTCATTTCTTCTCCTCAAGTTCTCCGCGAAGAGCGGCTTCAACTAGTTGTACTATTATTGTTTGTTGCCATATTTGCGGTTGGGACCAGTTCCTCGTTTCAAAATAGCCCCAGATCTTATCCCAAGGTATCTCGGCGATTTCACGAACATGATAACCCCTGAGTGGTGCTTCTGTTGGGCCTTCTAGTAGAACTATATTACTTTGAATCCAAAACTCTCTAACCTTTCCCATATTCTCCTTTATGACCCTGACCGTGACCGTGACCGTGACCCTGACCGTGACCCTGACCCTGACCGTGACCGTGACCCTGACCATGACCATGACCCTGACCGTGACCCTGACCATGACCATGACCGTGACCATGACACTGACCGTGACCGTGACCGTGACCATGACCCTGACCCTGACCATGACCATGACACTGACCGTGACACTGACCGTGACCGTGACCCTGACCCTGACCCTGACCAGTCATGACCTGTTCTTAATAGAGACTGATTCATTTTTGAGCCTTTTGTTTTGGACGGCCCATTGTTATTTTTGTGTCCTGGGCAATGCATGTGTCCATTCAAACGCTTGAACTAATGAGCCTCGTCCAATGATAAGTTTGCCAGACGGATATGGCTCCGCTTCATGAAACTTACCATCCTTTATAAAATCAGAAAATCTACCAGTATCGGCAATCCATGCAGCATCTTCTAAAACAAGTTCATCTTTAAGAACTTCTAAAAGTTTACCAGTATAATAGTGAGTCACTGTTTGGATGAAATAGTTTTTCCCTATTTGATAAGGGTGCTTTTGTATTCGTGAAGATCCGACTGTTTGTTGGATTTCTTTTAATTGTCCTAGTGTTAAAGATTCTATGTCCATCCATATTCTCCTTATTTCTCCTTTAAATTAAATACTTAGCTCCGTTCTTGTAAAACGTTGTAAAAGTGGCGGCCGCTACCCGCAGGTAGAAGCAGGATTCTCGAGATATCCGTTTCAGATAGTGTGTCACCAAATTACGGACTCTTCTCTGGGTGGTAAACCAACCTGACGCCACAAATATATTTTATTTACCCGTTTCCCCGGCCCCGTCCCCGTCCCCGTACCCGGACCCGTACCCGGACCCGTCCCCGTCCCCGTCCCCGGCC